AAGGAAGAGAAAGATCGATTGCAAACGACCTAAAGGATTTTCTGAAAGAGCACATTGTGCCGCTAAGAAAAGGAGAAGTAGTAAAAGGTAGTCCAGTTAAATACTGTGTTTACTGTAAACATAAAAAATGGTCATGTATTTGTAATAAACAAAGGAGAACATAATGCCAAAAGACGCATGTTATCATAAAGTTAAAGCTAGATATAAGGTATTTCCGTCAGCTTATGCATCAGGAGCTATTGCCAAATGCAGAAAAGTTGGTGCTGCAAACTATGGCACTGGTGGTAAAAAGAAAAAAACCAAGAAAAAAGCTGAAGGTGGTGTAATTATGTTAAATGCTGGTGGTGCAACCATGCCAAAGAATAATAGAAAACGTGCTTCTAATAAGAAAAATGTAGCACGAGGTTGTGGTGTTGTAATGAGAAGAAAAGAAACGTTTTACGCATAATGGCTGTAAGAAAAACAAAAGCTGGTTTAGCACTTAAAAGATGGTTCAAAGAAGATTGGAAAGATCAAAGAACTGGTAAGAAGTGTGGGAGACAAAAGGGTGAAAAAAGAGGCACGCCTTATTGCAGACCAACTAAGCGTATTTCCAAGAAGACTCCAAAAACTGCATCTGAGATGACAGCGGCTGAAAAACGTAGTAGGATAGCACAGAAGAAAAGATTAGGACAACCAGCGGGTAAACCCAGAAGAGTTAAATCACTAAAGAGGAGAAAGAAATGAATAAAAAAACCGCTCTGAATAAGGCTATTAAAAGTGTTAAAAATAAAACAAAACCTAAATCAAAAGGTAAACTTAATCCTGGTCTTCAAGCTTTTTTAAATAAAAAAAAGAAAAAAATTAGTAATAAAAAGAAAATGGGATAAACAATGGCAACCTCAAATTCCAGAGATTTTGACTTAGACGTAGCAGAAATCATAGAAGAAGCTTATGAAAGATGTGGTCTAGAATCACGCACTGGATATGATTTAAAAACTGCTAGAAGATCTCTTAATATAATGTTCGCTGAATGGGCAAACAGAGGTTTAAATCTTTGGACTGTTCAACAAGAAACTCAAGCTTTAACATCTGGGACTGCAACCTACGCCTTAACTTCTGATTATACTGATTTATTAGAAGTAGCAGTAAAAAGAAGCGGTACAGATTTTATGATGACTAGAATGTCTCGTGGTGAATATTTAAATATACCAAATAAAACACAAACAGGAAGACCAACACAATATTATTTTGATAGAAGAACTACTCCAAGTTTAATACTTTGGCCAACACCAGAAAATAGCACAGACTCTTTAATTTACTACTACGTTAGAAGAATACAAGACACTGACACACAAATTAATACTACAGATGCACCATTTAGATTTTTACCATGTGTGATTGCAGGATTATCTTATTATTTAGCGATGAAAAAAGCACCTGATAGAATACAATTATTAAAATCTGTTTATGAAGAAGAATTTCAGAGAGCATCTGATGAGGATGATGATAGGGTTCCATTAAAACTAACGCCCGATATTAAATTTTTGAGAGTGTAATGGCTAGATTTGCAAGTGGAAAAAATGCTTACGGAATATCAGATAGATCTGGATTTAGGTATAGAATTAGAGATATGCGTAAGGAATGGAATGGTGCATTTGTAGGATATGACGAATACGAAGAAAAACATCCACAATTAGAAGTCTTAAGAATTAAAACAGATCCAGAGGCAATTAGAAACGCAAGACCAGATAGAACGGAGCCTGCAGTACAAACAATGTTATTTAAAGATCCTTTTACTACAGGTGTGGCTGATTCTGGTTCAACAGTTATTACTGTATTTGAAAAGAATCATGGGAGATCGTCATCAGATACTGTCAGATTTAGAAACTGCATAGGTTTTGATGGTATTACAAAAGCAGTATTTGAAAATAGTTCTGGATATAGTATAACTGTAACAAGTACAGATAGATATACTTTTACAGTTAGTGCATCATCTACTACTGGTAATGTAAAGGGAGGCGGAGATCGAGCTAGTGCAGGTCCCGTTAGTTTATCATCATGAGTTTTACAAAGTCTGCTTTAAAAACTGCTATACAAGATTACACAGATAATAGTGAAACTGTTTTTGTAAATAACATAGATAATTTTATTAAAGCAGCAGAAGAAAAAATATTTAAAAGTATTGACTTAGATATTTTTAGAAAAAATGTAACAAGTGCTTTAACTTCTTCTGATCAGTTTTTAACAGTTCCTTCTGATTATTTAGCCTCTTTTTCTTTACAAATAACTACATCTGGATCTGAAAGTTTTTTGTTACAGAAAGACGTAAATTTTTTAAGAGAATACACGCCTGCTTCAAGCACTACTGGTTTGCCAAGATATTATGCTAGGTTTGATGAAGATAATTTTATGTTAGCTCCTACACCTGATAGTAATTATGCTATTGAATTACATTATTATTTTAGACCAACAAGTATAACAGCAGGTTCTGATAGCACAACAACATGGTTAAGTACAAATGCACCATTTGCATTACTCTATGGGTCTATTGTTGAAGGTTATTCTTTTATGAAAGGTGAACCAGATGTGATACAAAATTATAATGGTTTGTATCTACAGTATTTAGAAAGACTCAAAGATCTTGGAGAAGCGAGAGAAAATACAGATGGATACAGAATTGGTCTACCATCAAGGCCAAGAACATAGGAGTAGAAAATGGCAACAGCAAATGCAGCAACCAATTATCTAGAGAGAAGATTATTACATTTCATATTTAAAAATAACTCTCTTAGCTTTTCATCGCCTGGAGACAGTATTTATGTAGGACTTGCAACGGCAGTAAGTGCAGCAGAAACTGGATCGTTAACAGAGGCTACGTTTACAAACTATGCAAGACAACAAGTTACTGCGGCAAACTGGACTACTATAGGTGCAGATTCAACTGACACACAAACTGCAAAGAACGCAGCTAATATTGAATTTCCAGCATCTGGTGGTACAAGCAATACTATCACACATGTGTTTCTTGCAGACGCAGCTAGTAGTGGTAACATACTTTTTGTTGGGGCTTTGGATGCAAGTAAGACGATAGCTAGTGGTGATATATTTAGAATTAATGCAAATAACTTAACAATAGAATTGAAATAATGGCACTTGTACTAAACGACAGAGTAAAAGAAACTACGACCACAACTGGCACTGGCACACTTACATTAGGTGGTGCAGTCACTGGTTTTGAGACTTTTGCAGCAGGTATAGGTAATTCTAATACAACATACTATGCTGTGATACTTCCTGGCTCTGCCGAGTTTGAGGTTGGTTTAGGAACATTAAGTAGTGACTCAAGTACAATAGCAAGGACTACGATTATTAGTAGTTCTAACAGTGACAATGCAGTTAATTTTAGTGCTGGTACAAAAAATATATTCTGCACAATACCTGCATCAAAGTCAGTGTTTTTAGATGCTAGTGGCAATGTGTCCGTTGGTGCAGATTTATCTGTAGGTGACGATCTTACGATAGAGGGTGGATTAATTGATCTTAGATCTAACAGTGGATCAGCATCACAAATCAAATTTTATTGTGAAGTTAGTAATGCTCATGCTCAAACACTAACTGCACAGCCACACTCTGCTGCTGCGGCAAATACCTTAAGACTTCCTGATAGTGGAGACAGTGGCACACAAGATTTGGTTGCAGTAGATACAACACAAACGCTTACAAATAAAAGTTTAACTGCACCCACCATAACTGGCACAGCAGTTATGGCAGACTTAGACATATCTGGTGATGTAGATGTAGATGGCACATTAGAAGCTGATGCAATAACAGTAAACGGAACTGCGTTAAATACAGTTATTGCAGGTGTTACTGTAACCAATGCAACTAATGCAACTAATGCAACTAATGCAACAAACTCATCTCATGTGCTTGTTACAGACAATGAAAGCACTGATGAAGAAAATTTAATTACGTTTGTTGAAGATGCTACATCTAGCACTGGTAACGTAGGTTTGGAGATGGATGGTAACTTAACTTACAATCCAAGCAGTGGCACAGTAACTGCCACAATATTTAAAGGTAACATAGATGCAGTTGATGGTGACTTTGATGGTACGTTAGAAGCAGATGCTATAACATTGAATGGAACAGCAGTTACAACAACTGCTACATTATCAACTGGTATATCTAATGGTAATGTATTAGTTGCGACAAGTGGCATAGCAGATAATGATTTTTTAAGAGTTGATGGTACAAGTATAGAAGGCAGAAGTGCTAGTGAATTATTAAGTGATATAGGTGCAACAACTGCTTCGGCAGCGGCAGATGAGGCTACAGCTTTAGCAATAGCGTTAGGATAATGACATGGCAAATACATTCAAAGTAATTACAAGAGATGTTGCTCCAGC